GAGGAAAGTTAAGCATCAACCGCCTAACACCGCATCGATTATATTCTGGCTTAAGAACAGAAAGCCCGATACTTGGAAGGACAAACAGGAGATCACCGACAGTAAGGCACTGGAAAAGCTGGATGATATCTTAGGAGAGCTTAAGAATGAAGCTGACCGAGAAGCAGAATGAGTATATAAGGAACGCAAACAAGAGGCTTAATCTTAAAATAGGCGCTGTACGTTCTGGAAAGTCTTATGTTGATATGGCTTACACCGTACCATCAAGAATAAGAGCTGTAAGTGGTAAGGATGGCTTAAGTGTTTTAATAGGGGTTTCCCGAGATACCATTGAGCGTAATATATTACAGCCAATGAGAGAGATTTACACCGATGCACTTATAGGCACAATCAACAGCCGAAACATTGCCAGAGTGTGCGGTGAGGATGTGTATTGCCTTGGCGCTGAAAAAATATCACAAGTGGCAAAGATACAGGGTGCATCCATCAAATACTGTTACGGTGACGAGATTGCCAAATGGAACAAAGATGTATTTATGATGCTCCTATCCCGATTAGACAAATCATACAGTATGCTGGATGGAGCTTGTAACCCCGAGTACCCTACGCACTGGCTTAAGGAATTTATAGACAACCCCGACATAGATGCTTATATACAGCATTACACAATATTCGATAATCCATTTCTGCCACAGGAATACATAGATAATCTGTGTAATGAATACGAGGGCACTGTGTATTATGGGAGATTGATAGAAGGGGAGTGGACGCTTGCCGAGGGCTTGATATATCCCATGTACAAGGATGCCATAGAAGAACCGCCACAGGATGCCCGATATGAGCAATATGTACTCTCATTAGACTATGGAACACAAAATGCTTTTTCATGCGGCTTATGGGGCAAATATGGCGATATCTGGTACAGATTGAGGGAGTATTACTACAGTGGTAGGAATACAGGGGTACAAAAGACCGATGAGGAGTATGCGGAGGACTTAGACGAGTTTATAAAAGATGTTCCTTTTGTTGAGAGAATAAGAACAATCATAGACCCGTCAGCGGCATCCTTTATAACCCTGTTAAAGAAGCGTGGCAAGTATCATGTGCACCCAGCCAATAATGATGTGGCAGATGGTATAAGGGAGACAGCCACAGCCATGAAGAAGGGGCTTATAAAGATATCACCCGAGTGTACCAATTGGAGCAAGGAAGTACAGGGCTATGTGTGGGATGATACCGCCACAGATGATAGACCTGTAAAGATAGATGATCATGCCATGGATGATACAAGGTATTTTGTAAAGACAATGAAAATAGCAATACCAAGGAAACCATACACACCAATATTGTGAGGAGGTGAACGTTTTGTATACATATCAAGATTTAATAGCGATACCCGAGGATGATGAGAAGCGCAGAATGGATTTTGTGAGGGCGGTGATAAACCAGCACAAAAGTAGCCCTTTATACAAAATGGCAGTGATAGGTACAGAGTACAACGCCAAGAGAAATACAAGCACAATGAACTATCAGAAAACTCTGAGGAAGTTGGATGGCAGAGAGGTAGTAGACAGGTGGAGTCCTAACCACAAGACCACTCGCAACTTCTTTGCATATTTTACGACTCAGCAGAATCAATACCTGCTTGCCAATGGCGTTACATGGAATGATGAGAGCACCGCAGAAAAGCTGGGTGATGATTTTGATACACAGTTACAGAGAGCGGGCAAGATGGCACTTGTACAGGGAGAGTCATTTGGCTTTTTCAATCTTGATCATGTGGACGTATTCGGGCTGACAGAGTTTGCGCCGCTTTACGATGAAGAGAATGGCGCATTGAGGGCAGGTGTAAGGTTCTGGCAGGTAGACCCGCAGAAGCCTTTAAGAGCGACTTTTTACGAGGAGGACGGATACACAAACTATATATGGAATGAGCGCCAGAAAGAGGCAGGAGAGAGTGATGGCAGGGTGCTCAAAGAGAAAACCCCCTACATCCTTAAACTGAGGAGCACAGAGGCAGACGGTACAGAGATATACGATGGTGAGAATTACCCTGCATTTCCTATCGTTCCCCTGTGGGCTAATGAGGAAAAGCAGAGCGAGCTTGTAGGTATACAGGAACAGATAGATGCCTATGACCTTATAAAGAACGGATTTCTTAATGACCTCGACACAGCACAGATATATTGGATTCTTAAAGGGTCGGGCGGAATGGATGATATCGACCTTGTAAGATTCCTTGAAAGAATACACGCCACAAAGATGGCATCATTGGATGATGACCAGAGTGCAGAACCTGTTACAGTAGATATCCCCTATGATGCGAGGGAGAAGCTTTTAGACAGGCTTGAGAGAGATTTGTTTAAGGATTACATGGCGCTTAACGTGGAGGACATAAAAGGCGGTGCTGTAACCGCAACGCAGATTGAGGCGGCATATGAGCCCCTTAACTCTAAAGCTGACCAGTATGAATATCAAGTAATCAAGTTTATCGAAGGTATCTTAAAGGTGGCTGGGATAGATGACGAGCCCTCATTTACAAGGTCAAAGCTTGTAAACGTGAATGAGGAGGTAACAACCGTGCTGGAAGCATCACAGGTGCTTGATGCCGAGTACGTGACAGAAAAGGTACTGACTCTATTGGGAGACGGTGATAAGGCTGATGAGATAATTGAGCGCATGAATGCTGACGAGCTCGAAATGGGCGGAAATCTTGAAGAAGATAGTACAGATGATGCTATAAGCATGTTGGAAAGTTTGCTGGAGGAAATCTGATATGGCTTATGATGCGGCAAAGGCACATGAATACTATATAAAGTACAGGAAAAAAGGGCTTAAAAAGAAAAGGACTGCCAAACAAAAAGAGAAGATAGCGGAGGATAACATTGAGAGGTCAACAAAGCCCACAAAGACCTCTACTCCTTTGAATAATGGAATCAATAAGGGCGAGGTAAAGCCGACCGAAAAGGCAAAGGAAGCATATAACCCCACAGACCTTGCACAAAAAAAGCAGAAACTACAGGGGCAGATAGACACCCTAAAGAAGAAGCTTGACGGTATGAGCGAGGATGAAAAGGCACAGGTGAGGCTTGAACTAAAGGATAAGATAAACGAGCTCAAGAGGAAGCTTAACAGGAATAATACCGTATTAAACCAGTTTAAAGGATAAACCATGGACGCAGGGCAGAGACAAACTGAGGCTTTAGTAAAGCAGATGGAAAACCGCATAAGGCAGGAATATGCACAAGCCGAGAGGGAGATATCTGAAAAGCTTGAGGACTATTGGCGCAGGCATGAGCTGAAAGACCAAAAGTGGCAGGAATGGGTGGCAGATGGCAAAAAGACACAGGCTGAGTATGATGCATGGAAAACACAACAGTTAGCTGTCGGCAGAAAGTGGGAGGCTCAGAAGAACGAGATTGCGCAAGAACTAAGCCATGCAAGAGAGAATGCAAGGGCAATTGTGAACCATACCACACCCGAGATATACGCAGGAAATCATAATTTCGCCACTTATCAGATAGAGCATGATGCAAAAATAGATACATCCTACACCTTGTACAACAGGGAAGCGGTGGAACGGCTTATGAGGGATAATCCCGAGGTACTACCGCCAGCTGGTAAGAAAGTCTCACAAGCTATTGCCGAGGGTAAGGCTGTTGCATGGGATAAACAAAAGCTTCAATCCGTAATGATACAGGGTATCTTACAGGGCGATTCTATCCCACATCTTGCTGAAAGGCTTGCAAGGACGGTAGGCGACAGCGATATGAAAGCCTCAATCCGTAATGCCAGAACCATGGCAACAAGGGCACAGAACGCAGGAAGAGTTGATGCGTACAAAAGAGCGCAGGACAAGGGGGTGGAGCTTGAGCAGATGTGGCTTGCCACTATGGATAACAGAACACGACACAGCCATAGATATCTTGATGGGGAGACCCGACCTCTGGGTGAGGCTTTTTCTAACGGCTGTGAGTACCCCGCAGACCCGAAAGGAGACCCCGCCGAAATATACAATTGCCGATGTTCCCTTAGAGGGGTGGTTAAAGGATTAGACAGAAAATCGGGGCAGTTTAGGGATGATTCAGCTGTGGGCGGTATGTCCTATGATGAGTGGCGTGATGCAAAGCCCGAGTACAGGAACATCTTAAGCCAAAAGGAAAAAGGTGAGGCTATTAAGCGAAGTTATATAAGGGAATATCGAAAAAAATAGCGCAAAAAGGGTACCCCATGATATAATATATAAACAAGGGGGTAC